GATCAATAGTTTCCGAAAATTGTCTTAGAGTATAGTTATCTGTAACTTCTAAGTCAATATAAGGTTTACCAGAATCCTGAGAAGCTTGATTTAAGTCCGAGTAATTTTGCATAACGTGGTAATCTACAACTCCAATATCCAGCTTTTGTTCTATCTTTTTTAGATGAACATTTATGACGAGCAGCAAATGCTGCACGTGCTTTTGAGTCATTTATTTTAGCTCTTAAACCACCAGATCCAAATCTGACAGTTTTAACTTTTTTAGTTTTAGGATCCTTAACATATACTTTATATGCTTTTCCACCTGAAGATGAACGCATAGGTTTTCCTATTGGTCTATTATCTTTTTTCTTAGCTTTTTTCTTTTTAGCTTCTTCTACAACTTCTTTAATTAAATTATGCATTTTAGCTTCTTTTTCAGCTTTATCTCTTTCTTCACCCTTTAATTGTTTATAATCTTTATCAAATAAACGATGAGAAACTAAATCTAACATTTCATCTTTATTTTCATTTATTTTACCTTTAGATTTAGCTTTTCTAACTAATGAATTAAAGTTAGATAAATCATATCCATCCCAAGGTTCAATTTCAGTATTGTTAAAGGTTTTTTCTTGACCTGCTACTGGTTTAGAATTTAGATAATGCATTTCGTTTTGAGTCAATGTAAAGAATTTATCTACTTGATCTTGAGTAGGCATTTTACCTTTATCTTCATTTAATGATTCTGAAAAATCAAAATGGCTACTAAGATTTTTTCTAAATATGTCAAAATCACTTCTATCAAAAGCTAATATTTGACCGTTATTTAAATTTCTATAAACACCTTTTCCACCTTGTTCTGTACCTGTATATCTCCACATCCCACTTGAAATAGATGTATCTTGATATTTTATATTTTTATTTAAATCAAAATTTGGATATTTAGAATCTGATTCATTTATAGACATATTATCCATTTCATCACGAACCCATTCTTTTTCACCTGATCCTAATTGATCATAATCCATTCCAAATTCCATATTTGCTAATTCATCCTCAAGATCCATTTCCTCATTTAATTCAATAGGAAAATCTAAAGGTACTTTTTTACCTTCAAACATGCCAAAATGGCCTAAATCTGTTTCAGTTAGTAAACCTAAATCATCTTCATTAGTAAATTCTAAGATACCTCTACTATATAAAGATCTTGCTTCTGCTATTAAATCAAAGTAAGCACGTGAACCTGCACGATATAAATGCTCAGTAAGCGGTTTATTGTTGTCTATATGGTGTTTTAAACCTTCAGACAATATAGTCGCCGGAGCTTTGCTCTCATTAAGTACTAACATAGTACTTTCAGTTTCACATGTATTACATCCACATTTTTGACACATATTATTATTTATTTAATTCCGTTTGTAAATGTTGAAGGAGATACTGATTTAGTAGATACAGGACCCGAAAATGTTTGAGGATTTTCATCTATATATGTTTCCATTTCTTCTCCTGATTTAACTAAATAATCTCCAAAATTAGAAGCTGTATCAACAAAAATAAAATCTTTTACTCCTTCGGCATTAATATAATTATTAACATATATTTTTTGAAATGCCTTTCTTAATCCAAGTGGACTATCTAATACACTATTAGTTAATACTTTATCAATATTATCAGCTTTTGGATACATTTCACCTGCTAAATCTTTTGATAGACTTAAAATTTCAGCTCTATCTTCACCTCTTTCTATTAAATCTGGTATAAACAAATCTGGTCTTACTTTATTTGATATATCTTCAAATTCATCTACTTTTTTTAATAGTGGGGTATTTCTAGAAATTGTTTGATCTCTTTTTCCTAATCTACCAGATGTTCCTTTTACTTCTAAATAATCACCATTCCAACTTAAATCACCTTTTCCTCCAGTCATCATTTTAACATCTTTTAAAAGTAATGCTAATGATATTTCTGCTTTACCTACACCTCTACCTCCTTCAGTACCTCCAAAATTAATTAAATCTCTTAAAGAATTAGGTGAAATGCCTGATTTTGCTAAATCATTAATTAAATTTGATTTTCCTGATTTTTTTAATCCTGCTAATGAAAAATGATTCCTTACTATGTATTTTTGAAAAGCATCTACATCATTATTATTAACTAAAATATTAAATAATTCTTGAGCTGCATCTATCCCTGCTAATGTGCTTTTATTTATATCGGCATCACTAGCTACTTGTGTAAAAAACTTTTGTTTTGGTCTATTTTTAATATATTTTTTTAAGTAAGTTATAGCTTCTTCATCATCCCCAAGATCTTTAAGTAGTACACTTATATCTTCTCTATCTAAATCTTTTAATTCTTCATCTGGGAATAAAGATAGTTGAGCATCTTCAACTCTATCATCTGCTGCTTCTACTAAAAATTTTTCAACCATTTCAAATAATAACTTTTTTTCTTTAGGATTATTTACATCTGGGTATCCTTTAGGAAATTTATATGCTATTCTGTTTAAATATGTAGTTAAACTATCCATTATATGTTTATTGTTTCTTCGTTGTCTATATCAACATCAATATCTTCTTCTGCTCCTCCACTTTCTGATTCACTTCCTTCACTATCTCCTGTATCTGGTGCTCCATATCGTAATATACGAGCAATAGCATCAATAGCTCTTTCTTCTTCAGGTAAATTAAGTAAATAATATTTTTTACCTTCAACTTGAGCTATCCAACTAGATCTTGTAAAAATTAAATAAAAATTAAAATCGTTTTTTAAATTTATTCTAAAAGTTGTAGGTTTAGGTGCAACCCAATCAATTGATGCTAAAAAAGCATCGAATTCATGAGTTAATAAATCAACTATTACTTTTTTTAATTGTGGGAATTTAGCAAATTCATCATACTCAACAGCAGCTGCTTCAGCTTGTTTTTTATTCCCAACTAGCGTTGGGACAAGTAATCTAATCTTTTCCCTTAATTCTGCCGCTGTCATGTTATTTTTGTTTTGCTGTTGGACCTTTTCCTCCGCCTTTTGCTTTATAGGATGCTACTGCACCTGCAATTGCTTTCGCTGCTTTTTCTGATTTGCCTTGTTTTTTAATTTTATTTACTAATTTGTCATATGATTCATCTACTTTACCATCTTGATCTTCATCTTCAGCATCGATTTTTTTATCCCAAAATCCTTTAGGTAAACCTTCTTTTAATTCTTTAGCTAATTTTTCTGATATACGAGATACTATCCCATTAGAATTTAAATTTGAATTATCATCTGAGTTATTATTTGAGTTCTCATTTGATCCTTGATTTGTTTGTTCTTTTACTAATGCGTCTGGGTAATATTCTGCTGGGCCTATTCTTAATTTACTCTTATCAGTAACACCAGTATCAAACCAAGATTTAATAGCATTGTCAACATTTTTACCACCTAAGAAATGACTTAGTAAACTTTCTAATCCTTTAGATCCTTCTGCTACCCAAGCATCAAATTCTTCTTCATTATCCCACTCAAATTTATCATCTGATGTAAATTGATATGGTGGTTTATTTTGTAAATTAGACATTGCAAATGACATCCCACTACCTTCATGATTACCATAATGTGATTCTCTAAGTGATACAACATCTTTAGAAGGTGTTTCTTTATATTTAAAATAAATAGTATATCTCTTTTTATTACCATTATAATCTTCTAGATATACTGTTTTTGTAGCAAATGCTTTTCCGTTGTAGGCACGGCGCCATTTATTCATATTCATAGCTTCTGTTATATTAGTTTCTGTTAAATCATTAACTGATGTAATGTAATCTTCAACAGTTTCATCAATTTCAACGTCATCTACGACTTCTATATTATCATCGCTTACTACGCTTGTAGCTACGTCAACTACATCGTCAATTTTTGGTTCATTCAATTCAAAATCAAGATACTCTTGAGCACCTGTTATTGCTTCTTTTGCTTTAAATATTTTACTTTGCCACCATGAAGGTAAATCTACTTCACCCATACCATCAAATTGATCTAATACTCTATATAATTCCATTGATGCTTTACCAATTTGATATAAATCACCTTTAATCATAGATGGTTCATTATCCTCATGACCTAAATCTAAATCTTCTTTAATAAATTTTGATTTAGCTGCTTTAAAATCTCCTTTATAAAGACTTTGAACTATTTTACGCCCAACCGTTTCAAGTTCATCAGCACTTAAGCTATATTTTTTTCCAAATCCTTCTAAATATCCTCTTGCTATATCTCCATAATCAGCAGGATCAATAACATCATCTACTGATTTTGCTTCTAATTCTTCTAAACCTGCAGCTGACAATGCTTCAATATCACTTGCTTCATTATCATTATCAGAGGTAATATCATAATTACCTACTTTAGGATCACCATATTGTCCACTTTCTAAGTCTCCATCTTCACTTATATTTTTTTCAATAGCAGCACCTCTGGTTTTTTCGTAATCGGATAACTTACCATCTTTGTCTAGGTCTGCTTTTTTAGGATTTTTTAAAGCATCTTTAATTAACTCTGTTAATTTAGGATCTCTCATCTCTGTGGTTTTCTTTTTTGCCATATTAGTAGCACGTCCGTACATTACTGCCTCTGCATCTTTACCATATTTTTTAACAAGATCTCTCTTGTTTTTTTTCATATTCATTATGATATCTTCTCTTTTATCAAGCTCAGATTTAGATAATTTACGTTCGTTTAATGACATTTAATTATTTTTTATCCTCTGTAACAGATACTTTTCTGTACTTTGGAATTATTTTATTTATTTCTGATAAAGCTTTTCTCGCACGTCCATGAGCGGCTTTTGATTTGCCTCCATGTTCAATTGAAAATGTTTCGAATAAAACTTGAAGCTTCTCAAATAATTCTTGAGTGTTCATTTTGTTTAATTTTTAAATTATTTAATAAGTCCTGCTAATTTTTTAAATCTAGTGATTTCTTCACTAAGAACTTCTTCTTTTATTTTTTCCTCATTGGTTGTTTTAACAACATGAGCTCTAGTATAATAAGTAATTGTATTTCCGATTTGATCCATCAGTTTATCATCACCCATTCTTTCTGCTTTTTCTTGAGCTTTTGTTAAAAGACCTAATACAGCTGATACATCAGAAGATTCACCTGCTAATTCAGAATCAACTTCGATTTCAGATTTATCAGATACATCATCAATATCAATATCATCTTCAACATTAATATCAACATTATCTTCGACATCTACTTCTTCAGCTTCTCTCATAGTATCATCTTCTTCCATATCACCACGCATTTCTTCTTTAACGTCGTCTTCTTCGTAAGTACTACGCATGCCTTCTTCAACATCATCTTCCATATAAGATCCACCTCGCATGCCTTCTTCAACATCATCCTTTTTCATTTCTTCAGAAACGTCTTTAGGTTCGTCTTTTTTAAGTTTAGCTAATTTTTCTTCATTGTCTTTAATGTCTTTTTCAAGGTTTTTTATATGGTCTCTATCATCACGGATAGCACCTTCCATACGTTTTTGTTCTTCCTTGTTTCCTTTTTTAGAATCTTCAGCCTCTGCTAAAAAGTTGGCTTTGATTATTTCTTTTAATTCCGATTTTTTCATTTTATTGAATTTATTTTAGTTGGGTTTATTTATAAATATACAAAATTATTTTCTAATTGCGTATTCTTGCGTGGCTTTGTTATTTTTTATTATATTCTGCCTTTTTAGTGTTTTTAACGAATTGTTTTCCTTTTTTATCTCCTCGAACTTTTTTAGCTACTGTTGCTTTTCGTTCTGCTTTGGTTAAAGATTGTGCTTTTTTCTTAGGTAAACATCTTGTAGTTGCTTTACCTTTTTTCATAGTACCACAATCACCTGATATATTACCTGATGTATTGATTCTTACCCAATTTTCTTTTTTAAACCAATCGCGTAAGGATTCTTTAACTTGCTTAGTAACTCGCTCATAGTTAGGGGCTACATTTTCATTTAATTCATCTTGCTCATCATAGTAATCTTTTGGATGGAATTTCATTTCAACGATTTTACCATCTGGTTTAATACTTTGACCATCAACTAAAATTTCAACTGGATATGGTTTATCTGGTTTATCATACCAATAAGCCATTTCGTAACCACCATTATCTAGTAATTCAACTATTAAACCTCTTTTATAATCTGTGTCTTCGGCTTGTAGGATTACTTTTTTACCTCTAGGTAAAATTAACTCAGCTTCAGGTACTCTATTATTATCTTTTTCTTCAGCCATTTTTATACTGCTATATTTTTAATTATAGATACTATATCTTTTCCTTTTAATGCAGCTTTTAAACTACTTATACCCCCTGCTACTACATTAGATTTTCTTAATGAGTTAAATGCTTCTGTTCCTGCTCTTGCTCCTAAACCTAATAATAATAAAATAAATAAACTATCAGTAATTATTGTTTTTGCTTTTTGATCTTTAGTAAATAATCCAACTACACGTTCAATTGGTTTTTTAAAATCACCTTCTAACTTATGTGTAAAATTATATATTTTATCAGCTGCTTCTTTACCTTTACCAAAATTATATTTATCAAATAATTTACTTACATATTTAGCTAATATATTAGTTAAGGTAGTTCCTGCTAAAATGTAAGAAAGAATTGATAAGGGATCTACTACTTCATTTAATTCATCTTTTTTATCATCTAATTTATCTTTAATTACAGATGCTAATTCATCGCCTAATAAACCTAACTCATTTTCATTTAAATAGTTTTCTTTTAGATACTTATGTATGTTGAATTTATCCATTATCCTTTCATATCACCTTTACATACTTTAACTGCACGTCCAGACAAATATGCTGATGATTTTTCACCTGCTGCCATTCTTTTTTTTCTATATGCCTCACCTTTTTTACAAAGTTTTTCAGTTAATTCTTGTTCTTTTTGTGGATTCTTTTTTCCTAAAGCTACTAATTGTTTAACAATTTTATCTGCTTCTTCTTTCGATTTACCATGCATTTGAATCATTTTAGAAACACGTTCAGGTGATGGTTTTTCATCTTCATCTAACTCACCAAACTCATATGTCCATTCCCCCTCATCCATTCTATCAAATTGTGAGGATTTATTAAATTGATCTTTAGATACTACTGTATCATACTCATCTTGAGTTATTTTACCTACTGCTACATCATAAGACATTTGTGCTTGTTCTTTTCCTTTACTTTTTATAAATCTAATAGCTTCTTCATGTGCGTGAATTTCATCAGCATATTGGTCTGCTATAGGACCACCTTCTGGTTCAGCTTCCTGTTCCATATCTCTATAAATTTGTTCAAGATTTCTTTCTAAATCTTCTAATTCATATCCATCAACTAATTCAGCAGCTTGTGATGAAATTTTTATTTCATTTACTTTACCTTTCATAAAAATTCTATCTCTATCAATTTCATTTTTATCTTCTTCAAAACTTCTCATCCACTTAGCTAATATTTCTCTAGCTTCTCTTTTATCTAAACCAAATTCATCTTCTAAATAAGAACCAGCTCCAAACATATTTGTTATACCTGAATCTCTTAAATCATTTAAAAATGTAAACATTGATTTTTCAACACCTTCGTTTAATTTTTCTTTTTTTGGTAATGCAAAAAATGAGACTGAAGCTGCCCATGTTCTATCATCATCAATATCTGTTTCATAATCAGAAACACTACCATATTCATAATCAAATTTATCAGTTATTTTATTTACTTCTTCAAATGCTTTTTTTAAATTTAAAACATCATCACCTTCAAAATAATGATTACCTCTACCCGCCATTCTTATGTAGTATCCTTTTCTACCATCTGACATAGAACCTCTAACACTATCATCAAACTCTAATCCTGTTTCGCTATTAATAGTTTTTACTAATTTTTGAATATCATCTTCTTTTTCCATTTCATATGGAGAAATAGATTCTTCATTTAATTTAGAATATGCTTCTTTTAAATATTGGCTTTTAAACCATTTAGTAGTGTTAAAATTATCCATTTGATTTTATTTATAAATATACGTTATTCCCTTGCCTTTTCCCATTCTGTAATAGTTTTGTTTAAAGCTTCAATTGCTTTTACTTTATTTACGCCACCATTCCATCTTTCTACATCTCCCTGTTCAGTAATATATGATTTATTTTCAATATTAATAGCATCCATTACCCATTCTTTATACCATCTTATAAAATAATCTATATTTCCATTAGTGGTTTTTTTGTTCCATTCTTCCCATAAACCTGTAGCTTTTAATTGTGTTTCAAATTTTTTAAAACATTTAAAACATTGATCTGTGGCCATATAGTAACTAGGGTCCATTCCTCTATTCATAACTTTTTTACACTTAGGACAAAATAAAGGTACTATATTAGATTTTCTTGCTTTATTTAATTTAGTAATATTTTGCTTAATACCCTCTTTAATAGTCCATTGACGACCTCCTTCAGTCCAAATATCTCCTTCTTTATAAAAAGAATCTTTTTGACTATAACCTACACTTTGACCGGTTTTATCTCCAACTTTTCCAGTTACGAGATTTCTTAGACGAGTTACATCTTTTTTTCCAAATTGCTTTTTTAAAACGTTTTCTGACATTATTTATTTTTTATATCCTTTAATAAGGGTAGTTAATTTCGATTCAGATTTACCTGATTTAGGTATTATAACTTCATTTTGTGATACTTTTATAAGTATATTATTGATGTTTTCTATTAAAAATTTTAAGTTTGAATAATTTAATCTATTATCACTATAATCTTCTTTTATTTTTTTTATAATTTGATTAGTTAATTTAGTTGATTTTATTCCTCCACTATAATCTATATTTAATTTAATACATTGTATATTAGCTACCAAAAAAGTTAAATCTATATCTTTTAAATCATTATTTTTATATGCTTTTTTAATAGAAGGAATAATTTCATTTATATAAATTTTAGGTTGAGGTGTTAATTTAGGAGAAGGAGTACTTTTATCTCCTCCTTTATATCCTCCTGATTTTAAATTTATTATACTCATAGTCCTAATTTTTTAAGTTGACTAATAGTATCTGATGCTGAAGTATGTAATATTCCAATTCCACCTTGTGCTCTCCACTGTTCTATATTAGATTTTCTATCATCTATTAGTATGTGGTTAGGAGCAGCATAATTTTGTTTTTTAGATGCTTGTGCTAGTGTTAATTTAATTCCTGGCATATTATTTCTTACCCATAATCTTTTACCTAATCTTGATGTAGCTGATCTTGAGGGAGAAGATAATAATTCTGTATCATAATTTTTAATATAATCCCAATACTGTTTTCCATCCTTCATCCAAGGCATGCCAACCCAAAATCCTACTTTACCTTGACCATCAATTAATTTCCAAAATTCTTCTTTACCATATTTTTTTTCATAATCTGATGGTGCTATTCCATCTGAATATTTTTTAAATGATTCATCAAAATCTGTTAAAACACCATCCATGTCTGAAAATATTTTATATTTTTCTTCATTTTCAAATAGTGGTATGTTTAGCTTTGGAGCTCTATTTCTCCATAAATTTTTTATATCTCTTTGATCATTTGTATCTAAATTTAATTCATATTTTAAATAATTATCAATTATATTTTTTAAAGGTTTTCTTGATTTTTTTGCTTTTAAATATAAACCCTGCAAATTAGCATCAATTTCTTTTTCTAATTTATAATAATCAGGAGTACCTAATTTTTTTCTCCAAATTTTCCACCAAGGTTTTTTACCAGTTTTTAATTCATCTCTTTCAGCAGAGTCAGATTCCATTTCTTTACCTGTCTTGACATTAATGCCACTTTGCATTAAATGTTCAATTTCATGTCTAATTACATTCCTAATATCCATTGAAATTTGTTCCCACATTCTAGGTAATTCATCTATAGGAATTCTATAATTTAATTCTACTTCTGGGATTGGTTTTTTTATAGGACGAGCTACCCCTGATGAATTAAAATCATCTACAAAATTAGCTTTTGCTATATATAAAAATTTTAAATAAGGGTATTCAAATTCTTCTCCAGGACCTACTTTTAAACTAAAATAACCTTTATTTTGACTATCTTCAAAATCACCTTTCCAAGCATTTAAAGTATAACCTGCTAATTTAGTTACTAATGAATCATACTTACCTTCATTTAATACTTCCTTAGCTACTTCTTTAATAAATTTATTTATTCCAAAATGGTCTTTATTTTCATTTAAAAATTCATTATCATGTCCACATTTATGGCATATAAATAAATCATTACCTCCATCTTTTATTTTCCAACTCCAATTACATTTATCACATTCAATTTTATCATCTACAATAGCTTCTGTTATACTAGAACTAACATCACCATCTATAGAATCTGTCCAATTTCTAAACATCATATTGCCTTCTGAATACGCTTCTCTTTCAATAGCATCTAAATCTTCATCTGCTGTTGTATCTGTCGTTTGAAGATTTCCAATTCTATCTTCTAAATTTTGGGTATGGTGAACCATTTCATGAGCAAATGATCTGACAATATCTTTAGGATGTCTTCCTTCAGTATATAAAACTATAGTTTTAGTATTAGGATCATAATATGCTGTTCTACCAAAGAAATTTTTAGCATTATTATCATCTCCATCTATAAATTCTAAATCTGGTAATGGTAAAATATTTCTATTATTTTCTATCATATAATCTACTAAATCAACTATCATTTGCTTATAATCTATATACTCAGAATAAGTTGCATTTTCATTTATACTCTCATTAGTAGGGGGTCGTAGTATAGAATATATTTCTGATTTTTCTTCTACTTCAGATGGTAAAAATTCAATAAATTCTTTTTCTGATTTGTTAAGTGCCTTTCTTGCATTAGTTCCACTCATATTAGGATCATAAGTAGGAATAACTTTAACTACAATATTTGGATATTTTTTTTCTATATCTCCTGTTCTTGCTGATACATCATCTAAATCATCCTGTCTTCCTTCTCTGTAACCAATAACAAAATAAATTATATCTTGAGGATTATTTTTAGCTAAACGTAAAATATCTCCAATTGGAGATTTTACAGGTTCTATTTTAACTTTATTTGCTAAATATCTTTTGTAAATATCCCAAACTAAAACAGATTCAGTTTGTTCAATACCATCACGTACTTTTCCTCCTACAAATATTGTAAATTCATCTATTTCAGGATAATCCTGTAATGCACGTTTTACAATTTCAAAATGACCTGCTGTTGGTGGTTTAAACCCACCCCCGTATGCTGCTAAAATTTTACCCATTTATAAATGATTTTAATTTTGCTTGTGCTTCTTCAGCTGATACTGAGTTGTCAATAACATCTTTTACTCCACCATCTGATAAAAATGATTTTATTTGAGTATTTATAGCTGCTTTTCTTTTATCTGATCTTGCTTGTGCTTTAGCATCTTTAGGTTTTGTACCTTGCGGTTTGTATGGAGTTAAGTATTTATTTACTATATCTTCTAAATTATCTAATTTTTCATCTTTTAAAGTGTTAGCAACTGATACAAAATTATTACCAAAAGAACTTTTATATTCATTATAATTTTTAGTTACATCATTCCAAGTAGTCATAACAATTGCTGGGGCTAAACTTCTATCTTCACCTCCTGATTTATCAAATCTATCTTGGTTTTGTTTTAATGAACGTTCTAAATCTGTGTAAACATAAAGCATAAATACATCATATCCTGCGTTTTCTAATTCATCTTTTAATTTAAGTGTAGCTCGGCTTGAAGCTCCTGTACCATCTAATATAAATGATTCTCTACTAGCTATTGCTTTAGGTAAATCTTCATCTTTTAATTTTGAAGCTGCTTGTCTCATTAATTTAGCTGATGTACTTCTTTCTTCTGGGGTAGCATTTTTTAAATCTAAACTAACACCTGCTTTTTTAAGTAAAGGAACAAAATCTAAATCTAAATTATAAGTAGTTAAACCTGATAAATCTAGACCACGTAAAATATAACCTTTACCTGCTCCAGGAGCACCAGCTAATATAATAGCTTTAGGATTATTAGAAATTTCTTTCAGTAGTTTACCTTCTGCTATATATTTTTTATAGTCAAAATTATCCATAATATAAATTTTATTATAAATATTACAATTTTCTTTTAGCTGTAGTCTTAAATTCAGTAAATATAGGTTTATGTTTAGGAAATTCTAAATCAAATAATCTTTTTACGGTGTTAAATATATCAATATTTTCACCTTGCGTACGTTTTGACTCATACATTTCCCATCCTTTACCTTGAATAGCGCCTTCTTTAGGACCTCTTTTAGATGATTTTAACCATAAAACCCCATAACGATCTGCTTTTTTACCAAAACATTCTTCATAACATTTACCATAAATAGCTGTTTGTAAATCATAGGTAGTTTGTAAATGGTTAGATGTTTTAAAATCTATAATCCACAATTCACCATCAATTTCACATACCATATCACAAGTACCTGCTACTTTGATTTCATCTGAAAATAAATGAACTTCAGTTTCAATTAATGTTGGGTTGTAAGTTTCCCAAAAATCAACAAAACGTAAAAACATTTGCCATACTAAAGGATTATACATTGGAATTCCATTTTGTAAAAAATTTAATTCTTTTCCATTAAGATAATCCTCACACATTTCATGTACTTGTGTACCTTCTTCTGCTGCTTTTTTTACAATCCAATCAGCTGAATAACCTACCTTTTTTAGCCAATCTTGAAAAAATTTACCTTTAGGATAACAACTTAATACATAAGTTATTGATGGATAATACTTACCATTCCTTTGATAATACCTAGAGTCAGGCAAAGTAATCTGTTTAGCATCTTCACTAATTTCTAAAATCCTATTATAAGATTTTTTAATTGTTTTCTTGCTCATATAAGTTGTAATTTCTTTTCCATTAAATCATATTGTGTTAATGGAGTGGTAGTTTGAATTAATTTAGTAAAATCGTTAAATCCCATTTCACTCGGGTCTTTCCCCTGAAGTTCTACCATATAAACTTCTTTACCTTCATTTATAAATTCTTCAGCATATTTAATTGCTTTTTTAATTGCATCTGAATCTAATGCTATATATATTTTTTTAACTGCTGATGTTACTATTTTTTTCATTAAAGAACCCTGTATATTACTACCTAATAAAGGTATTGCATTTCTTTTAACTGCAATTGCATCAAAAGGACCTTCGCATAATACTAAAGGTAGATTCCAATTAATGAATAATTCAAAAGGAATTATATTTCTTGATGCTTCTGGGTTTCTATATTTTCTAAATGGATCTTTTTCAAAAGATCTACCTGTAAAATAATTTAATTTTCCATTTTCATCGTATGAAGGTATTATAACCATATTTTTATAATTACCATACTCACAATAACCTAAATTATATTTAATTACATCATCTATAGTAATTCCTCTATTTTTTAAATAATTCCAAGCCTTTCTTCCTATTAAATCTTTTGATTGATTATTAATTAATTTAAATTCAGATGGCAATTTAATATCTGTTTTATTTTCTACTTTACTATATTCTTTTTCTTCTGATACTAATTTATATAATTCCGTAAATTTTTCTGATGATGCTTTTAATTGTTTAAATAATGTAGATATTCTTGTTCCTTTTTTACCACATACCCAACAATGCCAAGGATTATATCCTTTTTTGTTTTCAGAAAAATTAACTTCTAGTTTAGGTTTGGCATGGTTACAAAAAGGACAAGTATAAGCTTGATTACCTCTTGCAGTTCTTTTTCCAGTACCAAGTACAGAATTTACCAAATTAACTAGTAGTTCATTTATCATAATATATAATATACGTAAAGGATTTTGCTAATCAAAGTCTTTCCTAAAGAACTTTCCTAATATATTATCATTTATATGAGCACTATATTGATTTTCTAGTACATCATTTTTAAATAAATATTTAGTTTCATAATATGTAAGTAATTTTTTATTAGGTACGAATTCTAATATGCGTTTTTCCCAATTTTTACTGCTGTTATCTTTTTTAGATAGGATAACTATTTCTTTTTGAGATCCAAAATAATCTTTCCAATCAGATTCTGTTATTACTTTTTGTTTTATTGGGGTGCGTCCTCTAAGACCTTGTTTTGCTCTTTCTTCTTGTAGTAATTTTAAGGCTTTTTTACCTAATCTTTTATTTCTTTCAAAATAAAGTACTTTCTTACCAATATATCTTACATCAGTTGGTTTATAAATTACTTCATAAACAAACCCATAAGTTTCTTCTGGCATATCCTTTATTGATGTTATAACCTTTCCCTGGTGTGTCCAGGTAGCGGTTGTTGGCATATTTACCATGTATCAAAGTTAACTACGAATGTTGTGTCTACATATAGTGAAATAGGTATAGGTTGTGATAATTTACCTACAGCTAATAGTTGATAATTTTCATTATATAATCCTATGGTAGTGACATAAGGACTAAAATATGATCCTGTTAAGAAATCATAGTATGTATCGTTTTGATTTTCAGTTCCTAAATTAGTAACATCTTCTAATGTTAAAAAGAAACCTATATTTCCTGTTCCTCCTGTAGAAGATAAGCTAGATAATACAAAAGTATTAGGAGCATATCCTCTACCTTTATTAACTACTGTTATATCTGATATAGTTCCATCAGCAGCAACTGTAAAATTTGCAGTCCCATTAGAACCTGGTGATAATCCATCATCAAGAGCTATTTCATATACACCAGGTGTACCACCATCATTATATGTTGTTGTTGAAATATTAATTGATCCCGATAGTTGATTAGGTTTTGTATTTAATTCTCCTATAGGTCTTAATGCAGATGGGTTAGTTGTAAAAGAATATTCATTATCTCTTACTACACATTTATATTGATTTTCTCTAATTTGAAGAGATGATGAAAATGAAATAGAAGATGAATTAATATTAGCATTAGGATTAATAGGGGTTATTGAAGTACCTGCTAGACCCATATTTTTAGGAAATGATTTTAATGATCCACTACCCTCATTAGTAATAACAGCTATACCTTGTGAATAAAATATATCTCCTACTTTATCACCACTTCCAGACATTGTTGGATCATTATAATAAGCTACTAAATTACCTTCAGTATCATCAACAACTATACTTCTTGTATAATTTTCTGATGAGGTATATTCAAATTTGAAGGTAGATGTAGGAATTTGTTCTCCAAACAATTTTGATGGAATTGATATTATTGCAGGTCCTTCATTATTTCCTGAAGAAAAATCTGATTGGGAAAATTGAGCAAAATATCTTGATTGAGTTACTGATGATTGGAGAAAGTTATCAAATCTAGGACCTTCTATAGGGCCTACATATTGATCTTGTGATGGATCAGCCCCAGCAATAAGACTTTCTGTAATAAAATTATCTCCTGTTGATTGAGTTAAATAGTTTGTATAATATAATTGTTTAACACTATTAAAAAGTAATATACCATCTAATACAGTAGTAAGTCCTGTTGGAAATGATCCTGAAATATATGTACCTTGATAAGATTGATAGTATTCTATCCCTACATTAGATGCTGATACTGAAGATCCGGCATATGCAAATCTTTTATTAGCATTGAACGGGGCAACTACTACCTGATTTGTATTAAATTGTTTAAATATTGCCATTCCATCTTAAAAATCTAATTTAACCCTTACAAGAAGTTCTTTTGTAAAATTCTTCTCTAGTGGTCTAGATAATTTAGCTACAGCTAATAATTCTTGTGAATCATTATATAATCCAACTGTAGTAATATATGTTGTTGGGTTATCAATAAATGAATCAAATAATATAGCACCTGTTGAGGATGAAATAAATGAAGGATTTGAAGAATAATTATATTCACTATTTCTTGCTCTACAAAAATAAAAATCAGAAGAAATATCTTCTTTTGAATTTAAAGTAAATCCTACAGTATTAGAAGTATTAGAACCAGCTCTGGCTAAAGCATCAATTAGTCTTCCAGGATTTTCACCTAATGTATCAAATGATCTACTAGTTGCTAAAGCAATTCCATCATTTGCTGTTGATTCATCTAATGCTTCTCCATTTAATAATAATAAATCAACATCTGGTAATAACCAGCCATATGATCCTTTATTTGAAGTCCATCCACTTGTATTTACAGTTTGATTAACTACACCTGCTGAACCTGATACTATTTGATAAACTCTACCTGCATCTGTAAATGTTGTTGTTGTTGTTACTTTACTATCATCTGTTAATGATAACAAATCACCTGTTCCTGTTGTTCCTGATATATTTAATGTCCAAGTTCCAGGTAGTATTTCTTGTTTATATCTTGCTCTTTCTATAGGCATTGCATAAAAATATGATGCAGAATAATTACCAAATATAAAAGATGCATTTTCATCTCCTAATACTAAATTTCTATACTGACCATAATTTGTTCTTGTAGGAGTTGATCCTGTTACTAAATTATTTAAAAATTCACTACCACTACCTACTTTATCACAATAAGCAACATCAAATTGAACTTCTGCTGATACTTCTGTTGATGCTGTTTGATATACTGTAATATAATATTGTGAAACATTACTTGCAGCTTGAACTGAGCTTGATAAAAATGACTTTAAAGTAGGAGTATTTTCACTCCACATTGCTGCTGTAACTGCATCTGTAGTTAATACTTTATCATCAGATGCTAATTCCGTATAGGCTCCTTTTGTTATTTGTTTTTGATCTGCCATAATTTATTTTTTAAGCTGAAATTGTTGTTTTAGTTATATTAACTGGGATTTGTGCTCTTGCTCCACTATCTAAACCTACAACTATTAAAGAAGCAAATAAAGTATTTGATGTACTAAATAATACATTATTTCCTGTTCCTGTTATTTGACAAGTAGTACCTATTACTGTTATAGATGTAGATGTACCATTTGTAATTACAGCAGTAGCATTTTGTTTGTTTAAATTATTAGCGGCATCTGTATTTCTTCCTTCTGCTGTAAACCCATTTGTTGTTGTTACTCTTGCATCTGATAATGTAAATGAATATCCTGATGTTTCAACTAATTGTCCATTTAAATAATTTAAAGTTTGTGGAGTAACATTAATTGATGAATTTTGTGCAATTTTTAATGATGGTGGTATTCCTGCTAGTATTGGCATTACTTGAGTTCCTCTATTAAGAGTAACTAATTTATATTTCATCATTTGATTTTCATCAGGAAACGCCTCTAATAAAGGCATATTTTCTATAGCTTCACCATAGTAAGCTGATCCTGATGGATGATTTGGATTATACAATGTATAATCTATTTCATCATCAGATAATGCAAATTGAGTAATATCAAAGTTTCCACCACCCATTGCGAGTAATTCTCTACCTTTTTTAGTCAAAATAGCATCTACTGTTATGACTTGATTATTTAAATATCCCATATTATATTATTTTATTTATAAATATACGTTTTTTTTGTTTCTAATCCAAGTTCAAATTAAAAATATATTTTAATTAAAACCCATCTGGATCTGTTACATCTATTCCTGAAAATTCTCTTCCTGCACCATTACCCGCATTTGATATATCTTGGGGGAATGAATTTTTAGATCTCATTTCATTAATAATAGTTAATGCGTTTTGTTTTTGTATAAAACTTAAATCATTAGGAATTAAAAATCCTTGACTAGATACTGCTGATGCTCCTACTGCTTTATCTCGTCCTGATAGTAATACATTTTTAGTTGATAGATAACAAACAACAGTTCCAGCACCAACGTTGGGGGAAGCACCAATTTGTCCAGCTGTAAGTGTAAGTTTATCACCTGGCTCCCATCCAAAAGATTCTGCAACATCTGAAAAAGCAATTTGAGTAACCTTACCTCCACTAATAGTTACAGTTACTTTTCCTCCTAATCCATTTCCATCTGTCATACTAGGTAATAAACTTACAATTTCAGTACCATTCGATATACCAGTAGTAGTATTAAATTCGTAAAAAAGAGAACCTATAATTGAACCTAATCGTAGTACTCCTGAGTATGAACTAGATGTTACAGTTGGTATGATTGTTGGAGGTTCAATATTATAAATCATTACTGATGAATCATCTTCAATTTGTCTTCTTAAAGTAAATCTTTTAATTTCACCTTTAGAAACCCCATTTAATACTATTTCAGGATCTCTATCTGTAACTAAAAATGAAGGCCATCTTACAGGATAATAACCTGCTTGAGTACTTGTATATGCTGAACCACAACCATTTACTGCTTTCATTTTAAATGGATTGTCAGATCCTGTATCACTTACTAAAATAGAAACACCAGTACTTTGGTCTACTTTACTTTTCATATTTTCAATAGCTATAACCACAAAAAACGTTCCAGCTCCAATTGGACTTCCATTTATTTGGAATATATCTCCAACAGCATAATCAGCAACTATAGTAGGAGGAGGTGATAATACAGGATTTCCTGTAGATCCACTTACACTAACATAAGCTTCTACAATATTACTTCCATCAGAAGTAAATGTTCCTACAGCACCTCCAGTCCCTAAGTTAGCTGTAAAAGTACCTGCTACAGTTGCTGGTAAATTACCTGCAACTAAATTAACCCCAAGACCAGTAGAGGAATTGTATGTATTATATAATTGTCCACTTGTACTACCTTGCCCATTAACATAAGCAGTATCTCCAACATTTAAACTTAATAATTGAACACTACTTGAATAATAATAATCTAACGTATCCATAATAGTAAAATCTTCAATAAAGTTTGAATCTGCAGTAATATTTCCTTGAAACTGTTTTTCTGTAAATCCTTCAACTCTAAGAATATCTCCTCTTTGTATTAAGAAAGGAGTATCTGTATTTTCATATTCTCTCATTCCAGATCCTGATGGATTCCATTTATAATAATTTTCTGGATTTGAAGGGTTTTGACCTCTATTAATAAAATATGCATTTGTAGGACCTGTAAATTGATTATCTCTCGCATTAGTGACACAATTTTGACTATTCTGTTGATTAAATCTTTCTTCTGAAATTGCTCTATTATATGTGTGGAAATTTACTAATTGAGGTGCTTCAACTTCTAAAAAACCATCAGAAGCTACATTGGAGAAAAAGTCACTACTTTTTAAAGAATTATTTTGTGAGTAAAGAATCTTTGATAAACTACCTGACATTAAAAATCCTTTTATTACTTTAGTATCGAAAGTAAATGTTGCAGTTGCATTTTGAGTACCTATATTTTGAACTATTGTTACTACATCACCAATACTATATCCAGTCATGAATGCATTGTTATTTGAAATTACAAAATCTGTAATAACACCACCTTTATCAACATCTAAAATATCAACTTTCATAGTGGTGGCACCAGCTGAACTAATAGTAGAAACATTACTTGCAGGAATATATCCTGTACCCCCGAAAATATTACTATTTACATTTATATTAGTACTACTAGTTATAAATTGTGTTACATTAAAAGTACTTTCAGCAGGGAGAAAATTAACTAAATTAGCATTTCCTTGTCTTGATGCCGTAATAGTATTTCTTAAACTGTAAGACCATGACACAGCAGTAGTACTTCTAGTTCTTTCGTTAGAGTTAAGGGTTAAAAATCTAATTGCTCCTCCCCCAAGTGTATAAGACTTACCAAAACCATCTTTTGATTGTTGAGTTGAAAAATTTAACTTAGCAGTATTTAAAGCATCATAACTAACTGCTACTTTTCTATTAGGTTCAAATGTAGAAGATACTATTTTTTTACTTTGATTATTACCATCAATTAATATAGGTTGGGGAGTATATCCTTGTTTTCCTTGTATACTTTCACTAGGAATTAAAATTAAAGAATCAATATTAAATTGACTTGAATCCCAATAATTTAATTGTTCAAATGAATCTTGAAAATGAGCTATATATATTGGGTTTTTATCAATAACAGCTGTTTTTCCATAAGAATTATCTCCTTCCCAAGCTGCTAATCCAGTTTCTTGAGATTGTGTGCTTCCATTTAAAAATGATAAAGCTACTGATGTTTGTATTGATGTTTGTCCTTTTGCTTTTTTATTATATGGTTGAACAGGTAAATTTAAAGGTTGACCTACAGTACCAGATGGAGTAAAATGATTGTAATCTAAACTTTGCAATTCTGATCCGTTATATCTAGGATTTATAATTCCTGGTTTTGTATAATTACTATCAGGTATGTCAGCAAATACTGACTGACTTGTATTATTTAAAGAATAAGTTACTACATTTTGAAAATTTTCTGGTTGGTATTGTTCATCATTATATGATAATAATAATCTAGTACTACTACTTCTATTAATATTAACATTATTATTTAATGGATTATAATCTGAATTTTCAAATATTATACTTTGTGTATTTTCTACTTGCCATTGATCTTGTTGTAAAGGGTTTAAATAAACATCTGCTACAACTTCATTCCAACTTGGATCTGCTGCGTAATCCGGAGATATACTAAAATTACTAACAGTACCTATAAAACCTGGGGAGGCTGCTAATTTTGCGGATAATGTAGTTTCTCCGTTTGGAACAAAAGCAGTTTGTAGTGATGCTGAAAAGGGACCATTTGCCTTAGCTGCAATATTTAAATTAGCCCAAAGAGTAGTAGTACCATCAGAAGCATCACTTCCAAATCCTACTCTACCTATACCATTATAATTAGATAAATCAAATGAAACCTTATAATATTTTAAATTTATAATATTAGTAGGTTGTCCTATTAAGAAAATAAAGAAATTATTACCTGAATTATTTACATTGAAACCATCAGAAGTTATACTTTCAAAATTACATATAGCATTATCTGAAACATCATTAAGTTGAAATGCGCTTACTTGTGCAGCTCCTAATTCCCCTATTGGAATTTCAAAATCATCACCTGCTACAATAGGTGTTGCTAAATTATCAGTAATTATAATGTCTGTTATAAATTTTAAACCGAAACCTGTCCCAACTGTTATTGCAGCTTTAAGAGTACCCGTTGCTGTTCCAGATGTTGGGTTTATAGTAACATTTACATAGGTTTGAGCAACTACACCTGAAGGTAATAAGTTAGGGACACCTAAAGAACCAAAATCAGTAAGTAAATTTGTTGATTTTCTAAATCTAACATTTTGTTGTGTACTAAGAGTAAGATCACTTGTTGGAAATATCCAAGGAACAACACTATCTTTATTTACTTTTTTAAATGGATTATACTGTACATTACGTGTACTAGCATCAAATGTACTTCCACTAAATTCACCATCATAAAATTCTTCTTGATTAGTAACTGCTTCACCTAATAAACCTACATTAGTTGTATTATATTCTATATAACCCTGAGATGAATGTGCTGAAGACGATATATCAGGCATAATATTTAAATCTCTTAACTCTATAGCTGTCTGAGGAAGATTTTGATTAAATGTTTTAACTGTAAAATTTGTTAAATTATATGCTGTAGAAGTAATATTTTTAACCATAAATGATAATGCCTCATCAGGCATTATATCCATTAATGGTGTTATTGCAATCTTATAGGTAGTTTGATTTGAAGAGCCTGTAGGGTGATTATAAATTTCTCCTCTAACGGATGATGATATTATAAACTCAATTACATCTGTATTATTAATTCCAAAATTTCCAAATGCATTAAAAGAAAATGATGCTTTTACAGGTTCTGTTGATTTTAAATAACCCACTAAAGGTGCTGATGGTACATTAAATAAATCACTATCTTTTTCAGCATATAAGTTTCCATATAATGCTGTTGGGGATTGTCCTGGAGCTGAAACAGCTGAAGGTGAATTATTCATTACTACATACTCTCCTGGTAGAACAGATGTAATAGTCCCTAATGAAAAACCATAATACCCAAACTGTGAACTTGTTATATTATATTTATTTAAACTACCTCCTGTACTACCTGTCATTTCATACATTTCAATACTACCTGTTAGCTCTAAATTTTGAGCAGTTAAAGGTATATTTGTTATAGCATAAGACTGCGTAGTATACGAGTCAACCTGTGGTTGTCGGTATCTATTGCGCTCTAACATGTTTTGATGTATTACAATACCTGTAGACACGCTAGTACGCGCTGGAACATAGTTTTTAATTGCTTTAAATAATGAATCATCAAAATATTTAATTAATCTTAAATAATCGTATACATTACTACCAGCATATTTTTTGAAGTAATCTTCTGCAATTTTTCTTAATTTAGGATAATAAAGATCTGAAGAATCTGCAAATCTAGGATCTGCTAAAATTTCTTGTATTGCTCCATATCCTAAAGATTGAATTATATCATCATTTATTTCATCTTGTGGTGAAAAAGCAACTTCTAATTGATTTAAATTTTCTGTGTAACTTTGACTTATAAATGGATCTTTTTCTATACTAACTAATCCTGATAATACTGTTCCAAAATTAAGATCTTTAGTGGATTGAATTTTATTTGAAATTCTATTTCTAAAACCAATTGCAGCTTGATCTAAAAAGTAAGTTTCAGTATTTGTTTTACTAAATATTCTTACATTTTCATTTTTTTCATATCTTATATGATAATTTGAAGTAACATCACCATTAAAGGGGTTGTGAAATGAACCTGTGATTAATTCATCTGCAGAAGCCGTTACAGCAGGGTGAGAAGATGTAATATACTCATTATAAGCTGAATTTGTAACTGCATAAGATGCTGAAAATATGTTTTCTAATTCATTACCTAAAGGTGCTCTAAAATTAACTATGTCAAATGATGATTCTGATCCTGTTATAAAATTTCCCTCAATTGATTCAGGATTCATTACAAAATCATTAAATACAGATTCACTTATATCATTTGAATAGTATCTAAATTCTTGAAAGGATCCAGAAAATGCTTGTCCTGGTAGATTAGTATCTAATGTTCCTACTGTAGCACCATCAATTTTACCTCCAAGATAAACTCCATCTTTTTCAGTTACTCCAAATTTATTCCATGCATAATTTAAAGATGATGATATTTCGGCTCCATATAAAGCTGTTCCATACAAACCAGTCCCATATACACCTGCTCCATTAACATCAAAAGCATCAATACTAGCTGATCCTTGAAATCCTAAACTATTACCATCATTACCATTATATATTTTATTTTTAGCATATAATGTATAAGTTACTCTATTTGAATTATTTGAAGCAGCTACGTGTTGATTTCTTTGAAGTAAAACAGACCACCAACCCCCATCATAAAAAGGTAAATAAATAGGATCTGAAATTGCATTACCTCCATCTGCTGCTGCTCCTGAAATGTATAATTTCATTTCTGCCCAATTTCTATAATCACTATTTCCTGCTCCTTGATATGAACCTGATGTTGAACCTGTGTAATTTAACATTATACCCCAATCAAATTCTTTATCATTTTGACCATTTGATTTTTTAATGGCTAAAGAAGCTGTATTAAAACTTCCAGCAAATGAAGATGATGGATAACCTGTTGTTTTAAACCTAAAAGCAAGTCCATCAGGAACTACTTTTGCATTTCCTCCATCTGCTATCCTATTTCTTTCTAAAGGCATCCAAGGTATAATAGCTGATGCACTTGCTCGATAAGAATTAGCTACAGGGGTGTATGCATAGCTATATCTATCATACCACAAATCATAATCATCGGTTTGATCTTTATTTTTACCCCCAAATTCATTTATTCTTAATATAGTATTAGGTATACCCCAAATATTAATTAATTGTCTTAATCCAGATATTGTACCTTTTTTCTTAACAAGATACGCCATATTATGGTAAAGTCTTTTAAATATTTCTTTACTTACGGCATCTATAGGATAAGGAAATCCTTTTTTAATTAATTGTTCTACATAATCTTCCCATGCATATTCTGTTTGCCAATAATTAATTATTTCACCATTATTAATAGCAATATAATTTAATATTAATTCACTTCCTGTTGGGGGAACATATATTCCATCATCGTTACCAGCTAAACCTATAAAATTATCTTGGTTATTATAATTATTTCCAAATCCTGTATATCCTAATGATGTTATTACATCATCTGCTAATGATAAAGGAACACCTTCATCTAATACATTAGTAGTATTTAATTTTGCTGTTACAGTTTTAGTATACAACCACAATTCATCAAATGATTGCCCTACCATATTAACAAACTCTACATAATTATCATTATTATTTTGTTCTGTTATAAAAGTAGGTATAGTATAATATAAATAATTTTGATTATCATTATCATATCTAGAAGCTGAATATAAAACACCTCCATAATATTGGTCATTTTCTATATCACTACCTAACCAATTTAATACTGTAACACTTCCAGTATTTAATAATGGATAGGGGAAAATATTTGGATCAGAAAGATCTTTTGGATAAGAATCAGATGCAGTATTATAATATAAATAATAATCCCAACCATCAAATGCTTTAATTTCATTTTCAATTTGGGTATATAAACTTGCTATACTTTTTGAAACTTGAGATGTTGGATTAGAAGCTGTTGTATAATTTAATGTATTTATATCATCTTCATAAGATTGAATTCTAGTTACTTTTTCATAAAAGTTTTGTGTTCTTTGTTTTGCTGATGAAAAATTAACAAATTGATCAAATGAAGAAGTAGAATAATAAGGAGTTAAAGCAATTCCTTTTTGTTCTAAAATTTGTAATGTTTGATTTTTAGAACCACTTGATTTTGTACCTAATAATTCATCTTTATTTTTATATGTTGTAGAATTATTAATAAAATCTTTAATATCTAAATTAATATTAGGTCCTTGTAATGCTATAGTATCGTCAATTACACTTAAATCTTCTTGAAATTGAACTTCAAATACTTGTGTTTCTGCTGTTTTAGTAACAACATACAATTCGCTCATTTCTGTATATTGAGCGGGTAATGCATCAAAAAGTTTTATTAATATAGAAGCATCATTACTATTTGCCTCAGCTGTTAAAGGAGATATAAATTGACTATTAACTCCTATATGATATTCATTTTGACCAAATGTTATATAAAATTCATCAAAATAATTAACAGCATTTAAAGTATCTTCAAGTAGTATATATGAACTTAGCATATCTTCTGCTGATAGATAATTAGATTTAATTCTAATTTCTGTTCTATCCCCAGATATTTCTGATATATAATATCTATTATCGTTAGATGATGATAATTCTAAATTTACAAAATTATATACTCCATATAAAGTTCCATTAGTATATCCTGAATTGTAAATATCTGTTTCAGGATTAATATTAATAATATTAGTAGCAGATGATTGACCATCGATAAATTTCGTTGGAGCAAAATTTGATTCAACTGCGGCAAAATTATTATCTGATTTTGAACCACCAGCGTTAGAATTTTGAGTTATTTGATAATCCGTAAAATTATAATCAGAGTATTGTACTTGTTGTTGTGAATCATATACATAAAATTCAATATTATTTAAACCTTGAGTAAATGATCCAGAATATTGTTCATTAGGAATTAATGAACTATTTTCAAGTTCAAAACCATCACTAAATAAAAATCCAGGGTTTACTTGCTGGATTGATGACGAAATTGGTATTTGTGTTTCTATTGCCATTTTTTAATTTTATCCTTCTGATGCTCTTTCAGCATCTTCAATTGCTTGATCGATAGTTTGTTTTGCTCCTAATATTTCAGCCATATCTAATTGTAGGGCTAAATTTGTTTCTCTTAACTCAGCTATTTCATCTAATAAAGCTTGAATTTCTAATTGATTTGCTTTATAGTCTATATATTCACTACTCTCTTTTATTAAATATTCATGTGAGTTTATTTCACCTAATTTTGGTATTAAAAAAAATAAGTTACTATATATATTAAAAAAATCATCTACGGTAGCCAAATTAGGATCAAAAAAACTTAAATCTTGTTCTTCAACCCCTAACTCTGTAAAAGCTGTTTGAAAAGTAGCATCAAATGCCTCTCTATTAAAACCTGTTCTAACTAATGTTAGTGGAGTGTTAGCTTGAGTAGATGGATTAAATTTATTTTCTGGAATTAATCCTAAATTTTTTATATCTAATTTATTATCTGTAATTTTCTTTTCCATTATCCATTTACTACTTTAAACATTATATCTTCATCAAATACTTGTGTTGTACCATCTAATACAGTTTTAATTAAAATAGTATAATATCTTTCAGGTTCCAAACCATTCATATAAACATCAAAGAAACTTGATGTTGAATCTGCACTAATTTGAGTATAAGTTTCATCAAAGGGAATTACAAATTCATTTGTATCTGTATCTTTTATAGCATATGTAGATACTCCTTTAGGTAAATAAAAATTTGTTGTGTATAAAGAAGCAGTTTGAAATACAACATCTGGGTATTTTGGTATAGCTGCTATTCTAAATCTCTCAACACTTTGAGAATAATAAGTTCCTACATTATTATAAACAGACATAAATGCTTCAGGAGTACCTATTGTAGTATTTTTTGAAGATCCTGTATCATAATATTGATCATTCCATTTTAAATCTAATAATGGAGGATAAATAGTATTTGTATCAATTGAAAAATATCTAAAAGTTGCTGTTGTAGCTTGGCTATCAATAAATTCTCTAGAACTTGATTGTTTAACTAAAAACCCATCATTAGAAAAACCAACAGTATTATCTACTAAAGAATTAGTATACCAAGTTTTTATAGTATCTGTTACATCTATACTTAAATCTACACCTATTCCATATGAAAAAGATTGAGACTGGATTACAGGTAATTCTAGATTAGATCCAGTATACCAATTACCACCACCCTCTTTACCTAATATAAAAGATGCAGTTGCGTATGCATTATAAGGATCTACTATTTGCCATTCTTTACCTCCGGCTGCAATTGATCCTGAAAATGTGGAAAATTTCCAACTAGCTCCATCTGTTGATTGTGGTAAATCAAATAATTTTCCTGATCCCATAGCCCAACTTCCGGAAATAGGATATACTTTTAATTCTTGATCAATATTTAAACCATTTACTACTGCTGCTGAGTTTCTTAAATCAACTCCAAATTCTCTATTACTCCAATTAGACGACGATACAGCTGGTGATGATAATTTTATTTTTATATCATCTGAAAAAGGATAACCTGAAAATGATTCTGATTTAAATATTAATTCATCTCCTGGTCTGTAACCTATTCCATAAGGGGGTTGTGCTTCTAAAACTGTTACTGTTGTTATTAAATCATCAGCATGAATTTTAAAATAAAAAGTATCGTCAGGGTAAGCTGAAGGGAATGTAAATACTCCAACTCCAACTGTTGAGTCAATAGCTGCTGGTGTTAAATAAATATCTTTATTATCAAAATATGAAAAATAATCTTGACTTACATATGAAGCCGATCCATTGTTTACTATTGGTGCAGATATTACTTTATTATTTTTAACTACTAAATTTATTGAAGCACTTAAAGAAGATGTTGTAACTGTATTTTGTACATCATCATTTGATATAATAAATGGACCATAAGTACCATCATTTGCAGTAAATGTAGGAGTAATTACTAAAGTATCTGCTATATCTCTATTAGGTATAAAATAAGTTCCATGTGTTTGAACATTAAAATGTTGTCCTCTTCCATTTCCTGTTGATGATGATGGTATTAAATCCCATGAAGGTGTTATAAATCCCACTCCATCTGATTGTGTTGGATAATTAGCAGATGATGTCATTGTTTGATCAAATAAAAGATCAGATTCACCTATATCTGTATTAAGTACTGTAATTCCTGATCCTGATATATAAGTTGTTATAAAACTATCTATTTCAGGTTGTGAAAATTTTAATAAATATCTACTAACTTGAGGGGTAGTATTAGTAATAACAGTTGATGCCTCTAAAATCTCATCAAGTCCTGTATTTTGACTTGGGAATTGAGAGTAAAGAGAAGTATCTTTTGTTGGAAAAATTTTATATATTGCCATAGT